CGTTCCCATCAGGGGCCGTGATTATGTTAGGTCATTGTGAAAATGATACGGATGTAAGCAAATATGACTCGATGGAGATTAATCTCTTTACCCCAGATGAAATCACTTCTAACACTGAATACATCTATCTATACATCGGGTTCACTCGTGTTCGTACAAGTACCCCTGAACTCCCCGCCATTATACGAACGGCTGGAATGCCTGGAGGAATTGGACATAGTTGGGTTAAGAAACGATTCGTTGACCCTTGTAAAGAAGGTGGAAAAGTAATTGTAGGTCGGGGTGGTAACAAACGTGTGATGATATTCGCTACTCAGGCGGATAATCCACACATCGACCCAACCTATAAACAGAGTCTACTAGTTCTACCTGAAGCAGAGAAGAATGCGAAACTGTATGGAGACTTCGACTCGTACTTGGGTCAGGTATTCACGGAATTTCGGGATCATAGAATACCTGGTGAGCCTGATAATGCTTTACATGTGATTCCTCCTTTTACTATACCTGAATGGTGGCCCCGATTCGTAATTGGTGATTGGGGTTTCGCGGCAATGACATGGATTGGATTCGTTGCTGTATCCCCTAGTAAGCGCGTGTATATCTACCGTGAGTTACATTGGGTGAAAACGCACATCGCGGATTGGGCACCACATGTTAACGTATTTATTAAAAAGGAGAATCCCCGTCTCATTCGTTTTTGCAAATCTGCGGGGCAAGATAGGGGGCAAGAACATACGATTCAACAACAGATTGAAGATCACCTTCAAGTCTCGATTGAACTCACGAATAACACGCCCGGTTCAAGAATAACTACCAAGGCGTTAGTTCATGAGTACTTGAGATGGAATCCAAAACTTGTAGAGAGTGCTGAGAAGCCACTTTACAGTGAAGAATATGCAATGTGGATTCTTCGGAATCGTGGAATGATTGAATACAAGTCATACATGAAATCATTCGATGACACCGAACCCGAGATTATTCCGAAGTTGCAAATCTTTGACGACTGTCCAGTTCTTATTAATGCGATCAAAGCGTGTAGCTACGATAAACCAAAAGGAAATAAAGCCGCAGAAGATATCGCGGAATTTGATGGTGACGATCCCATCGATGGATTGCGATATATTGTTGATGCTGCTGAAGGATTCTTCGATGAAGCCAACAATGAGTTTCGCGCAATACAGGCGCAGGAATCACTTGTTGCAAAACTTAGTCAGACTAATGATTGGACTGCCTACTATCGAAACATGTCCAAGATTGAATCGGAAACAGATGAAAACATTAAACCAATATCGAGGTATAGACATTGATTAGTGAATTGTTGAGGAAGTGGTTCGGTTTAACACCAATGTCATGCCCGACATGCGAGGTTTTGCGCGACCAACTCGCGTATAGCGAAAAGGAACGCCGCGAATTACTCGCACAATTGCTAGATAAAGGTAAAACCGAACCACCCCCTGAACAAAAACCGGAAGAATTCATTCCAATCACTCCGCAGCATGTTCCGTGGCGTGTAAGACAACAGCTAATGGAACAGGAAGATCGTAAAGCTGCTGAATTACTGAGACAGAGTGCAAAGGATATCGCGGCTTTGGAACAAGAACTTGGTGTAAATAAAGCCGTTGAACGCGGACCCAGTGGCGGAGTTAAAGTAGAGGTGAAGTGATGCCATTGCTAACAATCATCATTACGCTACTCGTAGTCGGTGTAATTCTTTGGCTCATCAACACCTATGCATCAGCAGTAGTTGATGCGAAGATGATTAAACTCATCAATATCATTGTAGTGATTTTCGTCGTGCTGTGGCTCCTTCAGATTCTTGGCGTTTGGGGTTATATGACGAATGTGAGAGTCAGGTAAAGTCATGGGTGTCAAATCAGTCCTCGGTAAGATTGGGAAAGTTGCGCTGAAAGTAGCGCCATACGCGGCTATGGCTATTCCTGGAGTGGGTATTCCACTCGGAATGGCTATTAAAGGTGGAATTGGCGCGGCTCAGGGTGCAATGAATGGAGGCGGACTCAAGGGCGCATTACTCGGTGGTGGATTGGGCGCTGCTGGCGGTGCATTAGGTGGCGCTGGTGGAATCCTTGATAAAATCGGTCCATCATCCGGTATGCTCGCTAAACTTGGCGCGGGTGCAGCCGGTAAAGCTATAGGCACTGGAGTAACTGGTAAAATCGGTGGTGTACTTGGTAACTTGGCTTCCAATGCATTAGGTAAAGGTGGTCAGCCACTCATCGATACTAATGATTGGGGACGACCTGATGATAAGGGTTGGAAGAATGTAGCTGGTAGGGCTGTTGAACAATTGGGTAATCTTGGTAAGGATAAGATTACATCAATGGCAGGTTCCAGGTCTAATCCAAATGAAGGAATCGGTCCTTCCACTGGTAGTGCGATGCCAAGAGAAATGACGGATACAATGGGCAGCTACGGCAATGGTGGGTACAATCCCGTTAATGCGGGTAGACTCGCTGCTGCTAAAGACCAGGGATTCCGTAGAGGATACGATGTCCTCGGCAGTAAACCTGACCCAACTGATGAAATTCCGAATCCAACTCAACCAATCATGAGTCATATTCCAAAAATTAATACTGATTACGCGAGTATGGGAGTTCAGCCACGTAAACGTAAGTCAGTAATGGCAGCACTGTAATGGCGTATCCTCCTACTCCCGATCCTAATATGATGCCGCCGATGGGTGGAATGCCACCTGTCGATGCGCCTATGCAGCCGGCTCCAAGTCCTACACCTGTAACGAGTAAGAAGAAGGATAAGGAACCGTCCGACGATATCAAGATGTATCTGAAGGCAATTGCAGACCACTTCGACGATGAAGATCGCGCCGTGCGCGATCGGCAGATTCGTCAATGGCGTAGATTGAAACTACTGTGGGAAAATATTCAGAATGTTTACTACAGTGAGGTTGCACATGACTGGAGAATCCCGGAATCAGAACGTAGCGGAGATTCAGGAGATCAAGGATTTTACGATAAACCTGTTAATATCTTCCGTGCTTATTTGGAATCAATTATCGCCGCTCTCTCGATTACTGTTCCGCCGGTTACATGTTATCCCGATGATGCAGACAATCCACTCGATGTTATCACTGCAAAAGCTGGAGACAGAATCGCATCACTGATTTTCAAACATAATGACGCTCCTCTCCTTTGGCTACACGCATTATTCGTTTTCTGCACTGAAGGCATGACTGCGTGCTACACGTATGCGAAGGAAAGTGAAGAATACGGAACATACAAGGAAAATAAATACGAGGAATCACTTGAAACATCGACTCAGCGCGGGTGCCCAACATGTGGTACAGGCATGGAAGATCCAACCATCGCTGACGCGCAGGAAGATAAATTCCAGCCCGGCGATGATGACATTCAGGTAAACGCGGCCATCGATGATGGAGCTGAATTCTGTGCAAATTGCGCGTCACACGTAATTCCAGACATCAGTGAACAGTCTACCGTCATTACACGGCTTGTAGGTACGACACATCACCCGAAATCGCGGGTGTGCATGGAAGTTTACGGTGGATTGTTTGTAAAGATTCCCGTGTGGGCGCGTAATCAGCAGGATTGCCCGTATCTGATTCATTCATACGAGACACATTACGCGAATGTGCTCGAAGAATTTGAAAGTCTACGGGGTGAAGTCGTAGCTGGTAGTGCTCACTACGATCTGTACGAACAGTGGGGACGAACATCTCCACAATATCGTGGCGAAAGACCAGTCAATAATGTCACGGTACGTAGATGCTGGTTCAGACCATCATCGTATAATATTCTACCAGTAGAACAAGCTGATGAACTTCGTAAAGAATACCCTGATGGCGTGAAGGCAGTACTTGTCAATGATCTCGTTGCTTCTGCGTGCAATGAAAACTTGGACGACTGCTGGACTATCACGTATAATCCACTCGCGGATTACGTTCACTTTGATCCTATCGGCCTACTACTTACTTCGGTACAGGACATTACGAATGATCTTATTTCGCTTGTCATTCAAACAGTCGAACATGGAATCCCCCAAACATTCGCGGACCCGAAAGTATTGAATTTCAATTCCTATCGAAACTCGGAAGTAATTCCGGGTGGAATCTATCCTGCTACTCCAAAGTCAGGTAGGTCACTAAGTGAGGGATTCTACGAAGTTAAAACCGCTACCCTGTCCCAAGAAGTGTTACCTTTCGCCCAGAAAATCCAAGAAATCGGTCAACTTGTATCGGGTGCTTTGCCCAGTCTGTTCGGTGGGCAGATGTCAGGTAGTAGGACAGCTAGTGAATATAGTATGTCCCGTGCTCAGGCTCTCCAGCGACTACAGACCACATGGAAAATGTTACTTTACTGGTGGAAAAATGTCTTTGGAAAAGCCATCCCACTCTACATTAAGGAAATGAAGGACGATGAAAAACAAGTCAAACGTGACGAATTCGGTAATTTCATCAATGTGTTTGTACGTAAATCTGAGCTTGAAGGCCGTATCGGCTCAATCGAACTCGAAGCTAACGAAAATCTCCCAATAACTTGGAATCAACAGAAGGATGCAGTCATGGAGTTGTTCAACATGAACAATGACCAGATTATGAGCACCCTAATGTCGCCTGAAAATATTCCAATGTTTAAGAAAGCTATCGGACTCACTGATTACGTGATTCCAGGTGAGGACGATAGACAGAAACAGTATGAAGAAATTCAACTTCTCATCAATAGTGAACCTATTGAGATGCCACCAGATCCAATGGCGATGATGCAGGCGCAGCAAATGGGAATGCCACCTCCACCGCCGATTGAACTTCCAAGTATCGAAGCTGATTTCGATTTGGAT